GTGTCGGTTGGAATCGAAAGAGGCATTGCTAAACAAGCTGTAATGTCTCCTTTGGCGGACTTGATGAAACGTTACGGTACGTTCTTTAGAGTAGAAGAACTAACACACGGTAACAAAAAGAAGACCGACAGAGTAATGTGGGCACTACAAGGTCGTTTCGAAAACGGCTACATTACATTAAATAAAGGCGAATGGAACAGTAGGTTTCTTGACCAGCTATTTCAGTTTCCTGATCCTTTGACGCATGACGACTTGATAGACGCTTTGGCGTATATTGACCAACTGGCAAATGTAGCGTACGACTACGACTACGAAATTGAGGACCACGAGATTTTAGACGTGGTAGCAGGATACTAATATGGCAGAATTTTACGATACGGACCCTCTGTTGATTGAAGAAACAATTGAAGACTGGGTTATAACTAAATGTGAAGACTGGAGGGATTACTACGAAAGTAATTATGAAGCAAGATTTGAAGAATATTATAGACTCTGGCGTGGTATCTGGGACCCTGCTGACAGTGAGCGTCGGTCTGAGCGTTCCCGTATTATTTCTCCTGCACTTCAACAGGCTGTTGAGTCTAATGTAGCAGAACTAGAAGAAGCTACGTTTGGGCGAGGCAAGTGGTTTGACGTAAGTGATAATTTCGGAGACACTAACAAGCAAGACGTACAGTTTCTTCGTAACAAACTTACGGAAGATTTTGAAAACTGTATGGTACGCAAAGCTGTAGCAGAGTGTCTGATTAACTCAGCAGTCTTTGGTACAGGTATTGGTGAGATCGTAATGGAGGAAATGAAAGAGATGGCTCCAGCCACTCAGCCCATTATGGACGGACAGTTACAGGCTGTAGGCGTTACGATGCAAGACCGTGTTAAAGTCAAGCTTAAGCCTGTACTACCTCAGAACTTCTTAATTGACCCTGTAGCTACGTCTGTGGAAGACGCTTTAGGTGTTGCTATTGACGAGTTCGTAAGCAGACACCATGTTGAACTTTTGCAGGAACAAGGGGTTTACCGTGATGTTTATGTAGGTTCTGCTGCTCCCGATACTGACTTAGAGCCTGACCAAGACATAACAATCTATAATGACGATAAAGTACGTCTTACAAAGTACTACGGTTTAGTGCCACGAGAGCTTCTAAATTCCGCTCTAAGCGACGATGAAGAAGATTCAGTAGAAGAAGAAGGGTCTGAATCAAAGTACGTAGAAGCTGTTGTAATAGTTGCTAACGGCGGTATATTACTTAAAGCAGAAGCTAACCCCTACATGATGCAAGACCGTCCTGTAGTAGCGTTTCCTTGGGACGTAGTGCCCGGACGTTTCTGGGGCCGTGGTGTATGTGAGAAAGGTTATAACTCTCAGAAAGCCTTGGACACAGAGCTTCGAGCTAGAATTGACGCACTAAGTCTTACGATCCATCCTATGATGGCTATTGACGCAACTAGGCTACCTCGTGGTGCAAAACCTGAAGTACGCCCCGGAAAGATGATCTTAACCAACGGAGACCCCCGTGAAGTACTTCAACCGTTTAACTTTGGTCAAGTGGGTCAAATCACTTTTGCTCAGGCCGGAGCACTGCAGCAGATGGTACAGCAAGCAACAGGAGCAGTGGACTCAGCAGGAATTGCGGGTCAAGTTAATGGCGAGAGTACTGCCGCTGGCATTAGTATGTCTCTTGGCGCTATTATTAAACGCCATAAGCGTACACTGATTAATTTCCAACAGTCGTTCTTGATTCCTTTTGTTAAAAAAGCAGCCTATCGGTACATGCAGTTTGATCCTGAAAACTACCCTGTTGCAGACTACAAGTTTAACGCAAGTAGTACTCTAGGGATTATTGCTCGTGAGTACGAAGTAACCCAGCTAGTACAGTTGTTGCAGACTATGGGTAAAGACTCACCACTGTACAACACACTAATTCAGTCAGTCATTGACAACATGAACTTGTCTAACCGTGAAGAACTTCTTGCGGCCTTGTCTCAAGCTTCACAGCCTAACCCACAAGCTCAACAAATGGCTCAACAAGCGCAGCAAGCTCAAGTCCAGTTCCAACAGTCTCAATCAGCACTCCTGTCGTCACAGGCGCAAGAGTCGCAAGCTAGGGCTGCTAAACTGGCTGCGGAAGCTCAGGCAGTGCCACAAGAGCTTGAAATTGATCGTATTAACGCCATTACCAGAAACTTACGTGAAGGTGATGCAGAAGACAAAGAGTTTGAGCGTCGTATGAAGATTGCTGATACTCTCCTTAAAAACAAACAGATAGAAGGTAAAACTAATGTTGACAGACCACGAACTGAGACTCCTCCTGCAGAGGGTCAACAAGGAGTTCCAAGGAACATTCCAACTCCTAACAGACCTCCAAACCAAGGTGGACCGGTTGGAAACCAAGGTGGAGGAATTTAGTAATGCCCAAGGCCAAGGACCCAAAACTAGCACGGGCGGGCGTAAGCGGGTACAACAAGCCAAAGCGAACGCCTAGCCACCCAACTAAAAAGTTTGTAGTAGTTGCTAAAGAAGGTGACAAGACTAAGACTATTCGTTTTGGTGACGCCAAGATGACTATTAAGAAAGACCAACCTGCACGGCGTAAGTCGTTTAGGGCACGTCACAAGTGTGACACTAACCCACCTAGTAAACTAACGGCACGATACTGGTCGTGTAAGAAATGGTAAGGAGATAACAATGGCAGCAGGAGCAGTAATCAGAGGCGCAGCTAAAGTAGCTGAAAAAGTTGCTAAAGGTGCTAAAAAACACGGCAAAGACCTTACAACAAAAAAGAAGCCTAACCAGAAAAAAACTGAAAAGGCTACTAAAGGTCAACGCACTTATCGTGAAGGACAGCGTAAAGCAGCAGGAGCAGGTTCAGTTGCAACTGCAGCGGGTTATGAAGCAGCCAACGTAGATTTAAAAGAAGGTGGTGGTTTACCTATTGCTGACATGAGTCAAAGTGTTGATGTACGTGGTACTGGAAAAGGTATTCGTTACTTTCAAAACGGTAAAGAAGTTAGGATGCCTAAGAAATGAAAATCCCGGCACCTAAAGGTCACCACTGGATGAAAAGCGGTAAAGGTTACAAGCTGATGAAAGACCCTGCAGACGGCTACAAGCCACATAAGGGTGCGTCTAAGTCAGCTAACTTTGAAGTCCAAAAAGTCCACAAAAAGTAAGGAGGCTGTTATGCCACATTGTACAGGTAAGCGTAAAAAGAAAAAAGGTAAGAGCAAACCCAAGGGGTACTAAAGATGCCTAAGCCAAATCAAAGCCGAAAACGAACAACTAAAAAAAAGTCAAGCCCTACACCCAAAAACAAGGCACTGTACGCTAGGGTTAAGGCAGAGGCTAAACGTAAGTTTGATGTTTGGCCCAGTGCTTATGCTTCAGGTTGGTTAACTAAAGAGTATCAACGTAGAGGCGGTACTTATGCCTAAACCAAATCAGAGCCGTAAGCGGGTGACCAAAAAGAAACCTTCTGGCGGATTAACTAAATGGTTTAACGAGGAGTGGGTAGACGTAAAAACAGGTAAACCTTGTGGACGTAAGTCTGCAAAGAAAAGCAAACGTCCCTACCCCTCTTGCCGCCCTAAAGCTGTTGCAGCAAAGATGACTAAGGCTGAAAAAGAATCGTCTGCACGACGCAAGACAGGACCAAAGCGTGTAGCTCATTCTGTTACAGCTTCAGGTAAGCGTAGAAAGTCTACAAGAAATGCTTGACATTTGTTTAAAAGTGTGCTATAATAAAACTATAGTTAACAACATTAGAGAAACCAATGACACCTGAGCTTGAAACTTATTTTGACAACTACAACGAACTCTTCAATCACGAAGGTTTCAAACAACTCATGCAAGAACTTTCTACTAACGCAACTCAATTAGCAGATATACAGACTGTAAAAGACGTAGAAGATCTCTTCTTTCGTAAAGGTCAAGTAGCTGCTTTCGCTACAGTAATTAATCTACAGGGTACTATAGAAGCTGCCAGAGAGCAAGCTGAAGTAGAAGAAGAAGGCCCAGTAGATGTATAAAATCTATGACTTCCGTTGTACTAACGGACATGTCTTTGAAGAAATGGTAGAGTCAGGTACTACAACCAGTAGGTGCGGTTGTGGTGCCAACGCTACAAAAATGGTATCTGCCCCGTCTTTTCACCTTGACGGTTCTACTGGGGACTTCCCCGGTCAGCACATGAAATGGGTACGAGAACACGAAAAAGCAGGTAAAAAGAAGTCTCCACAATGATTATAATCACGGAGTTTAATTATGTCAAGAGCAACAATGATTGATCCACAACCTGAAGAGGAAAACGTGGACGCCATTGAAAACGAAGAAGAAGAGACTCAACAAGAACAAGTTGAACAACCTCAAGAAAAACTCACAGTTCCAGAGAAGTACCAGAATAAATCTCTAGAAGAAGTTGTACAGATGCACCAAGAAGCTGAAAAGCTTTTAGGCCGTCAGTCTTCTGAAGTGGGAGAACTTCGTAAAGTCGTAGACGATTACATTTCTAATCAAACTACGGCACCACCAGCACCTCAACAGCAACACGTTGAGCCTGAAGACGATATAGATTATTTTACAGACCCGCAAGGTGCTGTTAATCGTGCAATTGAGAATCACCCTAGTGTTAAAGAAGCTAGGCAGTACAACGACGAATACAAAAAACAGTCTTCGTTGTCCGTACTAAATAGTAAACATCCAGATATGCAACAGATCCTTGGTGATCCTAAGTTTGCAGAATGGATAAAATCTTCTAAGATTAGGACTCAATTGTTTGTACAAGCTGACCAACAGTATGATGCTGACGCCGCTGACGAACTCTTCTCACTCTGGAAAGAACGGAAGACAGTAACTCAGCAAACCGCCGCAGTTGAAAAACAGGCACGTAAGCAACAACTTAAGGCAGCAAGTACAGGCAACGCACGGGGCAGTGCAGAGGGATCACGTAAAAAAGTATATCGTAGGGCCGACTTAATTAAACTTATGAAAACAGACCCTGAGCGATACCAAGCCTTGTCAGGAGAAATACTGACGGCGTACGCAGAGGGTCGAGTCAAATAATCTAGGAGATTGACATGGCTACTGCAACATATCCCGGCGCAGGCGGTAATACTGCGAAAACTGAAGCGGCAACGTTTATTCCAGAAATCTGGAGTGACGAGATTATTGCTGCTTATCAAAAGAACCTGAAGATGGCTCCGCTTGTTAAAAAGCTTGCTATGTCAGGTAAGAAAGGCGACAAGCTTCACATTCCAAAGCCAACTCGTGGCGATGCAAATGCTAAGGCTGCTGACACTGCAGTTACTATCATTGCAAACACTGAGAGCGAACTGACTGTTGACATCGACCGTCACTTCGAATACTCACGTTTAATCGAAGACATCGTAGAAGTACAGGCACTTTCTAGCCTCCGTCAGTTCTACACTGAAGATGCTGGTTATGCGCTTTCAGTACAAGTCGACAAGGACCTCCACTCTTGCGGTACTGGTTTTGGTAACGGCGGTTCTGTTGTGTTCTCTGGCTCAGTAGCTCCTACTGATTACCAGCACACTGGTTGTTTCTTCAACGATGGTGGTACAACTACTCAGTACACTGACGACACTATGGTAGCGGCTGACGTGTTTACCGATGCGTTTTTCCGTGACATGATCCAGAAGCTTGATGACAACAACGTACCTATGGACGGACGTTCGCTTGTTATCCCACCCTCTGTTCGTAACACTATTATGGGTATTGACCGATACGTGTCTTCTGACTTCGTAACTGGTCAAGCAGTTAACTCTGGCCTGATCGGTAACTTGTACGGTGTAGACATCTACGTCTCAAACAACTGTGCA